ATCTACCAAAAGCAAGAGTTAATGTTCCTTTAGTTTTAGGTACAGGTGGTGGTCCAGCAGCAAGGTCTGGACTTTGAACTGGTAACTGTTGCTGTTCTTGTTCAGGTGCTACTTGCTGTTCTGGTTGCTGCCCTTCAGGAGGTGCTTCAGTATTTGGTGATGAAAGATTCTTTTCTTTCTCAGATTGTTTTGGATCTTTACCACCTACAGATTGTCTCTTATTATAAAACTTTAATTTTCCTTTATCAGTTTTTGCTGTAAACTCACCAGTTGTTTTATCATACCATCCACCATGACCATCACCTTCCAATCCCAATCTAGCTGCTTGTTGGGATGCAGTATTTTCAGATAAGAATTGTAAGAATGACTTCATCAGTTTTTAATTAATTCTAACTTAATCGCTTTTTTATTATCAGCAATATACTGTAATATCTTAATTCTACCTACCTTGTATTTATCATCTTTCTCACCAGTTAGTATTAAATTAACAAACGTAAGAAAATTTTCAAATAAATTACCACGAACTTTTTTTATTTTTTTAAATTCTTTAATAAGATGTTCCACCAATTTAGACATATCAAATCATATATTTTAAATATTTATTTGTAAAGTTTACTTAGCATCTCTTCATCCATCATCTTCCCTTGTACAAGTATATTAAAAGAAATAACAATTCGTTCCGAATCTATTTGATGAGTTTCTACACCATGAGGCAACCAACCAGGAAATAAAAGCAATGCACCCTCTTCAGCAGGAACTGGGATTCTTCCACCAAACTTCTTACCCATTAATGAAGTATCAAGAGCTAAGTTTGGACTAGTAAAAAAGAACTGTCCATCACCTTCTTCTTTATTAATTTTATGGTAATAAGCACCAGAAATATCAACACCTCCATGATGATGAACATGTGCATAATCACCTTTTCGATATAAAGATATCCAAGAACTTTCAAAAGAAAATCCAGATAATTGAAAACCCATATGAGACATATACGCTCCCAAATGTTTTTGCAATTCATCAACAAATTTTTTAATTTTATATTTTTCAAATAAATGTTCTTTGAATGTGGGATCTGATAGATGATGGGTTTGCCCAAAAGATTTACTATATTTAAAATCTATCTCCCCAATACAATCAGAAAATTCTTTTTGTATTTCATCCTTATCTTCAACTAATCCAAAATAAACAGGAGTTGGATATAAATCCTTAATTGCATATTTCATTAATCTACTACTCTAATAAAAGATATATCAAAAGAGAAACTAATTCTAGTTTCCTCAGTTTCATTAACATGAATACCATGTTTTAGATATCCAGGAAATAAAAGAAGTTCCCCTTGTTCTACAGATAATTCAAAATGAGGATTCCAAAAACACATAGAAGATTCTGATTGTGGTACGGGAGATTGAAAAAATATATTACCGTCATTGTCACATTTTTTGTAATAATAAACACCCGATATATCAGAAGAACCATGATCATGAATATGAGCATAATTTCCTTTCTCAAACTTTGCAATCCAAGAATTTCTTATACTATAGGATCTAGATTTAAAATTTAAATTATCACAAAATAACTCTACATGAGATTTTAATTCTTCTTCAAACTTAAGTAACATACATTCTTTTATAATATTACGATTAAAATCTCCATGACTAAGATAATTATCTTGTCCATAGTATGGGTTTTTTTCAAAAGGAATATCCTTTACAACATAAGAAAATTCTTTTTGAATTTCATCATAATTATTAACCTTACTCCTATACAATGGAGTACCAAAAAGTTCTGCAATTGATGTCATAATTTTATCTATTAAATGTTATATCAAAAGAAACACTAATTCTATCTTTATCAGAATTATTCATGTTTATACCATGCTTAAACCAACCAGGAAATAAAATAAGTCCTCCCTGTTTTGCAGGAACAACCATATTACCACCAAAAAAACACAAAGATGTTTGTGCTTGTATACAAGGGGATTCAAAATATATATCACCATCATCTCTACTTTTTTTTAAATAATAAACACCCGATATATCAGATGTTCCATGATGATGACAATGACCCCAATTACCTTTCTTAAACATTGCCATCCAAGAACTTCTAATAGTATAAGGTCTCCAATTAAAATTTAAACTTTTACAAAATAATTTTAAATTTTTATCAATTTCCTTTCTAAAATTATCTAATGGATACATTTCAAATAAATGTTCCTTAAAAGTAGGATCTGAAAGATAGTGAGTTTGACCCCATTGAGGATTCATCTCCCAAGTAACATTCTCTAAAGGTTCATCAAAATCCTTCTGAACTTCTTCATCTAATACATTATAATATAATGGCGTTCCAAATATATTTTCAATATTACTCATAATATTATCTATTAAAAACTACATTAAAAGAAACACTAATCCTTTCTTCATCAGAATTATGCATAGTAACACCGTGCTTTAACCAACCAGGAAATAAGAGCAATCCACCCTGTCTAGTAGGAACTTGTAAATCTCCACCAAAAAAACATAGTGAAGTTTGTGCTTGTGAAATGGGAGATTCAAAATAAATATCACCATCCTCATCATCTTTTTTTAAATAATAAACTCCTGATATATCAACCGTCCCATGATTATGGATATGCCCAAAATTACCTTTCTTAAAAAAGACAACCCAAGAAGAATCAATATTATACGGTCTCCATTCAAAATTTAAACCATCACAATATGCTTTTAAATTTTTATTAATTTCTTCCCTAAAATTATCTAACGCAAATGTTTCAAATAGATGTTCTTGAGAAGTATTAGTTTCTATTTCAGTATTAAAATTATTAGCAGTAGATTGAGGATCTGCGTCAAATGTTACCTTTGATTTATCGTTTAATTTTCCCCTAGCATTTGCTTCCAATACTTCATCAAAATCTTGTTGTACTTTATCATAATTATCTACTTGATTATAATATAAAGGTATCCCAAATACACTTTCTACTCTAGGTTCACTCATAACTAAGATAATTAAAATTTAAAACAACTCTTGTTTTTTGATCAGTGCAAGTAGTTCCTGCGTGAAGAATATTGCTAGGGAATATTACCATCCTATTAGCAATGCTTTGCACTTTCTCGCCACCTTCAAAGTATGTATAACCATCACTATCATTCAGATAATATATACCAACTTTAAAAGATATTGGTTTATTATCTGCATCAAAAAACTGATCATCAATATGCAAATCCCTTTTAACAATTTCAGGAGTCCTGACATTTAAATTAGATTTAACACTAAACAAAACCCTTGCTTTAAGTTGACTTAACAAGGGTATAATTTCTTTATAATGATTACTAGAGGGAAGACCATCTCTATAAAATATATGAATAAATTGAAAATTATCAATACTATCATTCTCACTACCATTAACAACAGTAGTATTATAATGCCAATCTATAAGATCATTACAAAAAAATTGTTGGACTTTAGAGAATGAATCATCATCTAAAAAATTATCAATTACTTCTACATTCATATCTAAAAATAATTAAAATTAACTATTACTCTACATTTAGAATTAGTACAAGTTGTACCAGTATGTTTTGTCATAGCAGGAAAAGTTACTAGACGATTTTCAATACTTTCAACTTTTGTTCCATCCTCAAACTCAGTATAACCATTATTTGTATTCACATATAAAATAGATGTTTTTGAATTATCATAATAAAAATCATAATGATATCCATGCTTTACAATCTCAGTTGTTTTTGTTGTTAGATTAGCTTTTATTTTTAATAATGATTTGATATCCAACTTATTAATAATAGGACTCAATCTAAAAAGATCATCGCTTGCAGGAATATGATTATCATAAAGAACTTGGTACAATTGATAATTATCAATCTCATCACACAATCTATCTTCTGGATAATTTACTCTATCACTCCAACGCCATAGAAAATCAATCCCACAAAGATAATTCTTTATGGGATTCCATTCATCAATTGATAAAAAATCATCAATAACTTCTATCATACATTATCTTCCATCCATTTGCTAATAGCAGCATCATATTCAGCAGTATGTTTGAATGCTTCTTTCATAAATTGTTCTCTCAAAGTTTCAGGTTTAATTGATATATTACCTTTGATTGAATCTAAGTAAATCCCATACTGATGTGGGTTAGTCATTACAGCAACATCCTTATAATTCTTTGCTGCTGATCTCACCATACTAGGACCACCAATATCAATATTCTCAATTGCTTCTGCAAGAGTTACATCTGGTTTAGCAACTGTTTCTGCGAAAGGATATAAGTTCACAGCAACAATATCAATCAATCCAATATCATTTGCCTTACGATCTAAATCATGTAAAGGATTAGCACGTTGAGCAAGAATACCACCATGAATCTTTGGATGCAATGTCTTTACTCTTCCACTAAGAATCTCAGGTGAACCAGTATACTCAGACACTTTAGTTACAGGTAATCCTTCTGCTTCAATAACTGCATGAGTTCCACCACTTGATATAAGAGTATATCCAGCACGAATTAATCCTTCTGCAAAATCTACAATACCTGTTTTATCAGAAACACTTAATAATGCGTAGTAGTTCATACATCACCTTCCTTTCTATTTTCTGAGTAGTGAACATCAAACTCTCCACCAGGATATCTTGCCTTTAACTTCTCTACATTCATTTCAATAATCTCATTGAAGTCAGTATCAAGTGCCATACATGCCTGAGCAACATACCACATAATATCTCCAAGTTCTCTCTTCATATGAAAGATGTTCTCATCATTCACAGGTTTACCTTGGAATACCATCTTCTTCACTACCTCAGTAAACTCACCACCTTCAGCACAAATGCCAAGAGCAGCAGTTAGTAAACGATGAACAGGGATTCCGTCAGGATCTTTCTGTATATCAAAACATCTAGAATTAAATGCAATATAATCTTTTGATTCTTGAGATGTAACTGCATCTACAAACTCAGTATATTTTTGGGTATCAACTTGCTTAGTCATAGTTAAAATTGTTCTAAATCGTTTTCTGGTAGGTAAAAATCATATTCTTCAGGTTCAAAAGGAAGTCTATCTACTGCTCTTGGTAATCCCTGTTGACCAGGCAATTCCTCAGTAGGAGTTACACTCACATCAACCGTCTCAGGGTTGAGTGGTTTGGGTGCATCTATTCTTCTATAAGAAAATCCTCTATTTGCAAGAACTCTCTCTTGTGCGTGTTCCTCCCATCCACAATCACAATACTGTTTACCCTTCTCATCATAAACCCTATAATAAGGATACTTAGTTGAACTTAAATCCTGCAAATGATTTTTTAGGTGTCTTCTCCTCATTATTATACTCTTCTTCCTTTCCACTGTCAAGGATATCCTCTTGTGCTTTTTGTTCAACATCATACAATCTCATCTTTGCTCTATCAATACCCACTACAAATCTCTTGAAGATAGTAGGATCATTATACCTATTCTTCAATTGCTTTACCATTATTTGATTTAACCCCTCCAACTCTTCCGTAGAAATAAGGGCAAACATAAGGTCAGCAGTAGCAGGGAGTCCAAAAGATTCAGAGGTGTCAGTAAGGTCCACATCGCTACTAGCAAAACCGCTACGAGTAGTTTGAGTGGCAGATACAATCGGAAGGTTCGCCTCAACTGCGAGACCCCTGAGTTCTTCCGCAATCGCTTTGATGAACGAGTAGGAATTGACAGAGGCGTTTTGACGATATCGTGAACTAGCACAGATGTTAAGGTAATCTATGAATATTATATCAGGTCTGAATGATTTCTTCAACGCTAACTCCTGTAGCAATGATTTGAAATGACCTGAATGGGCAGAAGCAGTAGGATACTCTTTGATAATTAAGGATCCTTGTGTCTTCTTAGTAAGGCTACTAACCTTATTCTCAAACATAGGTTTGGGAAGTTCGGTTATGTTCTGTATATTGACATTAAGTAGATTAGCATCGATCCTCTCCGCAATCTTTTCCTCTGCCATTTCGAGAGTGATGTAGAGGACGTTCTTCCCTTGGAGGAGGACACTGCTAGCCAT